CATCATGTTGTTTTGGTAGCTGCTGAATATTACTTGAGAACCTACCAGTACGAGTACCATAGTCATCTTCTGATCTGGTCTGATTATAGTATGGATAGAACTTGTTGTTATACTTTAATCCTGATTCATACAATGGTTTTAGATATGTGCCTACCAACTTCTGAAGTTTAGATCGCTGTCTTAATAGACTTGATAGGTTCTTATCTGCTATAAGGCCTTCAATAAACTCTTTACCATAGCGGGGATTACCTTTGTCGGTGTACTGTATCTTAGATTCGTCAATATAACCCTTCTTACGAAAGGTATCAAACATAGCTTTAGAGCCAGGTTTGGCACCATTACCATATGCTAGTAGTTGCAGGTCTAACAGTTCAAATGCCTTCTTCTCTCTGTGGTATATATCACCTAGATCTGGTGATAGGTTAATGCCACGTTGTTCCATGTCTATAACTATGGGAAGTATCTGCATCTCTCGATTAAAGGCATCTAAGATGTTCTGTTGGCCCTCTATGATTGGTGTCTCAAATATCCTTGGTGCAAGAGTATGGTACAGAGCATAAGTTCTGTCTGTATCTGATTCAGCATAGATACCAACAATATCACCAGGTGCTTTATAGATGTCTTGACCTGGCTTAAAACCTCTGGAAGATAGCCACTTGTTAAGGTTGTCTTGCTCTTCTGGTGGCATACCACAATACTTCTCAGTGAGTGGCTTTAAGCTGAGTGAGGCTTCACGAGGGTCTATAAGGTACATCATTATCATTGTATCAATGATGCGGTTTGGGTTGGGTACTGGTAAACCAAAGTGTTCTAATGCAACACGAAGGTCGAACTTAGAATTATGGCATATTATCTTATCATTGGTGTCCCATATTTGGCTCAATGTATCTGCGGCTCTATCTCGTGAACAATTATTATTAGTAGGATGCCCCCAAGCATAATAATATGATGGTTCATTATCGTGTTTAATAGAAACACCAACAGGTATGGGTGAGTATGGAGAGCCATCTATTATTGGATGTGTTTCAAAATCAACTGTAATCATTCTATCTCGACAGATTCTAAAGAGTTTAGAGCGGCTCTTGCTTCTGCAATAGCTTTAAATCTATTTTTAAGTTTAGCATTTTCTATTTTTAATGCTATGTTTTCTTCTTGTACCTCATCATTATGATTTAGTATATAACTCATTTCTTCACGGTGCTTATGGTGCATAAGCCATGGCCTGCGACAATGCATCTCTACACGTATCAAGTCTAAAGTATTTGATCTTTCTTTTACTTTTCTACAAAATTCATCATAATTAGTTTGTGATGGGTTTGCATCTAGTTCTAATTGTATTGCTTCACTTGTAATTGTCATATCATTCACCTATTACGTTTAATATTAATGTTAAATAATTTTGCTCTTGCTCATCTATTGGGTTTAATTCTTTTAACTTACCTATCATCTGTTGCTTTATAGATGATAATGTTGTAGGTTGTTTCATTTTTTGTATAGACTTTTCTAATTCTTCTTTTTCTTTTCTAGCAGCAGATATTTGGTTTTCTAATCTGGTCATGTCTATTTTAGCACTTTTAATATCTACGCCATTAGTTATACTTATAGATGCATATTGCTTATCTGAAAGTTCACCACTTAACTTTATCAATTCCATGTCTACTTTATGTTTTTCACTCCTTAGTTTGTTAAATTCTGCTTGAATTTTATCTCTTTGTTCTACCAGAGAATCATGTCCTGCCTTCCATACATCACCTGTGGCTTTCTTCTGTGCTATTAGCTTCTTATCAATAGAATTTTGAAGTTCTCTGATCTGTTGTTTTAACTTAATATCAGCTTCGGCCTCTTTTACTATAGTTCTTACTACCTCTATTTCTTTAGTTTCTACTACAGATATTTGTGGTGGTGCCAATAGGCCCATCTTGAAATTCACCACATCCATTCTAGTGGTGGATGGTGTTGGAGATAATGCCTTGAACTGTTCTTCGGATAGTGTAGCAAGCTCAGCAAGAGTAGATACAGATGTAGGTAATGAGGTTATAAGATCAAATTTGATCTTATGACCTATCTTTAACCACTCAGATGCTCTAATAGAACTTAATCCCCATTCTTCTTTAGCTAATTTAGTAAAATCTGTTCTTGTAGAATCACCACATCTATCTCTTAACTCTTTTACACATTGAGCAAATTCTAATATACCTTCAATGGTCTTACGTTGTGCTTGTCTGCCTCTATCGAATAGGCTATCTAACTCATTCATATTATACACCTTATTAAATAAAAAATCCATCATAAGATTTTCTCTCATGATGGATATATTATATATCAAATAGACTGATGAATATACTTTTATTTTTCTAGCTACTCATTTTGCTCTTCTTGGTGGTTGCTTCAGTATCATTTGGGATGTAGTTGGTAGTGTCATATGCCTGAGACACGATGCCGTTGTAAGATGTTAGCATCGTGGTTATCGTACCAATAGACTGTGGGTCCACCACGGATAGGTACAGTGGCAGGATAGACGGCCATGCAGAGTCATCATCGAACGTTAGCTTAGTTACCACAGCCCATGTTGGTAACTTGTGTATCGAGGTGATGTTCTTGGTATATCTAGCATACGCCTTCAGTGATGTAGGTGGTATGTTGATAATAGCCAGATCACCCAGGTTCACTATACCACTGGTCACAGATGCTACCAAGAGCCGGCGACCATTACGACATGCTTTACCCTTACCGTTCTTGGCTGAGCCGAACTCGTTTTGAGGGCATGTGTTACAAGTCTCTGATTGGCGTACTGGTACCGAATCGGGAGGTGCTAGTTCCTGTTCACGAGGACCAACGGCCCAACATGCTGGTGGTGAGATAACATCTGGGTCATAGTCCTTATCGTAGAAGGCATGGTCAAATGCATCTGCGAGTATGACCACATCTAATGTTGGCCCTAGTTTCTCGTCACCAACTGAGAACTTCTTGCCTTTAATAGACATGTATGGTACTGAAGAGGTCTCAGCATCACCCTGATCTTTGGCGGCCTGAGCTAATAGTTGCTTGACATCATCTGCTAGTTGTAGTGATGTTGTTACTGTCTGTTCTTGTAATTCGTTTGACATAATTATCTCTTATAAATTAGTGCCACAGTATACTCACTGTGGCTAGGAGTGGTTTGGTGTTACGTTTTACTCTTGGTCTTCTGCTTCATCTTCGTCGATATCTGCTTCTTCAGCATCGAGGAAGTGTTGAACGAAGGTGTACTCGACACCAGTTTCGGGAAGAGTGTATGCACCAGACTGTTGTTTCTTAATCTGGTTCATAACACGACTCCAGGCATGAGCCCAGATTACTTTACCATCAGCATCCATGGTGGTTTGGGTAAAACCTGCTGCACGAAGAGCAGCTGATAGTGTTGGGTAACGAGCTTCATCACCAACGACTTCGATCTCGTATGCGGGTTGGAACTGCATAGCCTTACGATCACCAGTGGCTGTTTTGCGTTTACCACCGAAGGCATTGAGTGTATCGAATGCATAATTATGTACTGCATCTGGCAAAGAATCATTATTGTATATGGTACGGTACGATACCAATGCAGTTAGCAATTCTGGTGAGATACGTTCATCTTCTTCTAAGGTAAACAAGGCAGTATGCATATCAGAGATAATGGCACCATCCTCATCCTCGATAACTTCGGCTGAGAGGGCCTTGCGAAGTTCCTTGATTTCGTTGAACACCTTTTCTTTAGGTGGTTTCTTTTCTTTAGTGGGTTTGACTTTAGCGCTCTCGAACGTAGTGAGGTTGTTGAGTGCTGCTACGGTAGCAGGAGCGTCATCACCAAGTGCGGATTGTAATGAGAGGTATACAGTGATCAGGATGGCCAGTTGTTCTGAACATTCTGCTGATTCCTTGAACTCTGCTAATGTACCTTCTTCAATGGCTACTGCCAGTTGTTGTTCTTCTTCGGTTTTGATTGGTTGTTCTTGTTCGTGGTCTGACATAATGTGTTCCTATTGTTGTTGTGAGGTATAATTATTCTATCTTTCGATAGAAAATATATCGTATCATAATATGACTAAAATATCACCATTTATTTTATATTTTATCATTTATTCTTTATATAATGCCTATCTCTTTCATTATTTATTGTAAGTGAATAAGCTTTATGCCATGCATTATCATCTACATCATCAAGGTTTTCATTTAGTATAGGTAAATCAAGGTAATGACTTAGACTTTTACCATTTGATTTTCTTATGTCCTCTATAGGTGTATTTAACCAGAATGATAGCACAGTATCACTTAATGTAGCAAACATAAGCCTTTCTAAGTAGTGTGGTATATCATTACTTCTTTGCGGATAAAATCTTTATTACTGTATGGCCTATCTCTTTTTCTCATCTTATTCACCTTAATATTTTTTAGTTATGTTTTCACTTAATTTGTTTAATATTGTTTCTACTCTATGCACCTCTCTACACATAACACTTGGTTGAGACTTATAAAAACTACCCTTCTTCTTTACGTACCACGTACGATCCTTCACCACTTGTTTACCGTCTATGTTACCCTTAATGCGATCAAGCTTATTATCAGCATCCCAACGAACCCACCCGTTGTTTTCTAACCAGAGTGTTATTTCGTTGATAGAGTACTTGTTGCCAGTTGGTAATACTGTAGCTAATAGTTTGGGCCGTGCTACTTCATAGTCTGCTAATAAATCTTCCAATGCTATCTCTTCGTCTGAGCGGGTCATTGCGAACATATCTTCAAAGTATGTAGTTCTGAATGGGCGAGTGTTTGGTGAAAACTTAGAGAGGTCATATTTTAAGAGGTAGTCAAACAGGAAGTTAGGTCCACCACACTTGCGCCACCCCTCGTGGTAGTCTGCTTTCTGTTGAACAGTCATAACATTAGGGGCCCTCACCACAAATGCTCTACGGTCATTAGCTGATAGTGACATTGCATTAAGGTTGTTTGTTATCACCAATACATTACATATATTACGTTGAAATACCTTCTTACCACCCTTAATGTTGAGCATCTGCATATCAGATGACTCGGTTGCTGTTATACGTTTATAATACTCTAATGCTTCTCCATATAATCCAGCAGCTTCAGAGATGTGTAATAATTTAGTCTCATATATGCCGTCATCAAACTTATCCTTAATGTCCTTGTTGCCTATAGGTTTAAATGCCGATCCTAGTATGGTTGCTATTGGCTGAAACAGCGAGTCTTTACCAGCATCCTCTATACCCAAGATTATCGGTTGCCAGTTACACTTAAGCTGGGGCTGTTGTATGGTGAATGCAACCCACCAGAGTAGTGCCTCGGCGTAGTCTGGCTCGGGCACCACATGGTGTAATAAGTCTAGCCATGGGTCTATGGGGCCAGGTTCTGGGGTGATGTTAAAACCACGCCATGTGTTGAGTAAGAGGCGGTTACCGTCCTGTATAGTACGTAGTTGTTGACCATGTGGCATAGGGAACCAGGTGTAGTCTGCCGCTTCATTAAAGCCCTCTTGCATAGATAACCATTTTGTTATTAATGGTTTACCTTTCGTACCAGGAAATTGCCTTAGATAAGATGTGTTAATAGAGTTAGTTGATGCAGGAATACTGATATTAAAGTCATACCATTCGTTTGTTCTTATCACATGGTATATGTTATGTATATGCTCATCGTACTTCTCTGACTCTTTGTTAGATATAGAGTCTATTATTCCCTGTAGCTCTCTGGTCTCTAATGGCGGATGGGTATGTAGTTGGTTGAACACTACCAGTTTTGCTATAGCCTCGGCTTTAGACTGGGTAGTTGCCAAATAATGACCGAGTAGTTGTGTCAACTCAGTATTACGGGAACCATCGTGTATATCATCTGGTGGAGTATAATTGTCTGGTTTGGGTGTTTTGTCTGGCTTTAATAATGTTATAAGTTGGTCGTAAGAATACTTTAATTCTGGATTCCAAGTTGTGAGTTTTACTTTAGGCTTACCAGTTTCGGTTTGGTGTTCTGGCTTCTCATTAATACCAAAGGGTAGGCGTACCAGACGTACCATGCCGTTAAGGCCTGTGTCTGAATAAGGAGACTTTGATAATAGCTTGATTATTGTTTTTGCTCTGGATGGGTTTTCTTCTGGGGTTTGTAGGATGTACCCCCATTGATAGTTGTTAGGGCTGGTCTCTATTACGTACGATGGGGTGAGGGGTGGTGGTGTTGCTTTTGTATTAACATCATCACATACCAAAACGTTGAGAGATTTAAAGTTCTCATTCTTACGGCCATCACCAATGATAGCACATATTGTATAATAGGCTGGGAGATTAGGTGATAAGTCTGATATATGGTTTGATATAGTCTCGTACTTTGACTTACCAATGAATGGTTGTGAGTTTGGATCGGGGAATATTGCTTGCAGGAATTCTTCTACGCTTACATGTTCGCTTGACATTGTATGTACCGGTAATATTAGATGACTACCGCTAGCCACCACCAGACGAGGATCGCCTGACACTAATGCGCCCTCAGAGGCTGGTACAGGCATGAGGGCTAATATAGAGTGCGGTGGTCTCAAATATCGTGAATTATTATATCATAGAATTTTAAAATATGATATAATTTTATGAAAATAAATTGTTTTTATAGTTATAGTTAAAACTGAATAGAATGAAACTTGAGTTTCATTTGAAATATATCTTTGAGGATATATTTGAAAGTAATAACTACTCAAATGAATCCCGGGGATTCATTTTAAATATATCTTTGAGGATATATTTAAAGTAATAACCACCAAATATGAACCCGGATTCATATTTGAAAGTGATAATGTACCACCAAAATACCACCAAAATACCACCAAAATACCACCTTATCAGTGGTACCGAGTGGTACCGGCGGTGGTACCAAGAGTGGTCCCAGAGAATTGGTTCGTAAGTTATTGATTTTCTTATATTTATTATATACTAGTACCAATAGTACCAGTTATATTGAAAAATCTGAGAAGAAGAAAAAAAATTGTATATCGGTTAGAGAAAAAAAACTGGTACCATGGTACTAGTTTTCTAAGATATTGATTTATAACGAGAATTTCAGTTAGGTCTGGTACCAGTCTATTTTCGATCAACCTAGAGAAGCGGCGGATGAACATAGAACATGCAATTAGGCAGTATGAAGCACAAATACTGTCTGAAAAAAAGGTAAAAGCAGGCCTGCGAGCTGAAGAATTAAGAGAAAAGCTAGACCCAGAATCAGCTATTGTAGGGCTATTGCAGCTTGGTGAGGAGGCAAAAACATGCGATTTGGTAGACCTGCCAAGACTGCAATTTAGAGCTACAATACTGACTACTATACTGAAGAAGTGTATGCCAGACCTTAAGGCGCTAGAGATTAGCTCCGAAAGGTCTAAGGTAAACACCCTCATTATTGACATGAGTGAAACAGATATGCTACAATAAAGTCATATTGAGTCGCTAACCAGGCCATAGTAGTTGGGAAGTTGTCGTTTATAGTAAGGTACCATAAAGCAAGTATAATGAATATGCGAAACATGGGCGTACCTCTGGTGATGTGGTGGCCATCCCTGGCCAAGTTGGTTATTGTGTGATGGTTATGGAGTGATTTTTTGAGAAGTTCCAGGTACAGGCCCCAGTTTTCTTCAAACTGTTTCTGATCTTAGACCAGTTGTTATCCAACCCCTCTTTGGCTCTATCTTGAATACCCTCTCCCTTCATCATGGCACAGATTGATTGGTATGATTTGTCACCAACCTTGACTGGTACCTTGGCTTGAACCGGAGTCTTCCTGGCCTTAACCTCAGTTGGTTGGGTAGTCTTTGGTGGAACCAGATATAAACCTCTGGCAGTCTGTGGTATTGCTGGTAACCTAACTACCTCTGAAGCAGTCCAGGGTAGTAATGGGTAGATTGATTTCATTGCTTTTATAGTTTTCATTTTAGTATCTCAATTAGTAAATTATGCTCATATTATATGAGGTCTTATATGATTTGCCAGATCATGTGTATATTGTATCATGATTTTACCACTTGTCAACTATTTATTTTCGCCTATAACAATCAATAAGTTACAACTGTATATACAGTTTATACAGTTTATACAGTTTATACAGTATATACAGTATATACAGTATATACAGTTAAAGTCATACAGCTGATGGGAGGGGGCACTGGTGGTCGAGGCAATGACAAGGCCAAGTCCCTTGTATTTTTAGGATATATAAAAAAAAAAAAAAAAAAAGGAATGTAGTTAAATAGTTAGGTAGTACCTAGATATATGAAAAAATAAATAAAATATATCTTGACGTTTAGATATATTCTATGATATAATTCCGATATCTACTGGGGACTATATGATATATAAGCCAACCATCACTGGTCGTAAATTCCATCTATCTAGGGATATCGATAGCGGCTTCGTACGTACTATTGTTGGACCATTTGGTAGCGGGAAAAGCGTGACATGCGTCATGGAACTTCTGCTGATAGCCTCCTCGCAAGAACCAGGTGAAGATGGTATAAGACGCACCAAGTTCGCTATTATTAGGAATACGTATCGCGAACTGTTAGATACAACTATGGCTACTTTCTTCACATGGATACCTAAAGAGTCTGGTACGTATTCTGCTCTAAATATGACATTCGTATTAGATCAACAGTTGCCTGATGGTACCACGCTACAAGCTGAATTCTTATTCAGGGCTTTAGATAAGCCTGATGATATTAAGAAACTACTCTCATTAGACATAACAGCTGCCTGGATAAACGAGGTAAGAGAAATATCTAAAACTGTGTTTGATGCCGTTCAAGGCCGTGTAGGCAGATACCCTCCTCGTATCCTTGGTACCACCCCTACCTTTTTCGGCCTCATCGCAGATACAAACGCTCCAGACTCTGACCATTGGTACTACACGCTATTCGAGGAGCAAAAACCACCTAACCATATAATATTCCACCAACCCAGTGGTCTCTCAGCAAACGCAGAGAATATACAGAATCTGCCTAAAAACTACTACCAGAATATGTCTCATGGTAAGACTAAAAACTGGGTTAATGTCTACGTACATGGTCTCTACGGGTTCATCGCCGATGGTAGACCAGTCTGGCCAGAGTATAAGGATGATGTACACTTCTCTCCTGTCCCCTATACTCCAGATCCGCGTCTACCACTGTACGTTGGTATTGACTTTGGTTTAACACCAGCTGCTGTCATAGGCCAGAAACTAACATCTGGTCAATTTGTAATATTCGACGAACTAGCCACCTGGGACATGGGTGCCGTTTCTTTTGGTAAACTCTTAAAAGAAAAACTGAACCACGACTATCGCGACTTCAAGCAAATAGAAGTCTATGGTGATCCAGCTGGTACGGGCAGATCACAGTCTGACGAGTCAACACCTTTCCAGATGTTGTCCAACCAAGGTATAGACGCCTATCCGACGTACACCAACGACTTCGAGATCAGAAGGGAGGTTCCAGCCGACTATATGCTGCGCCTCAGTTTCGATGGTAACCCAGCCTTTCAGATACGCCCCAATGCTCCTACCGTGAGGAAGGCATGTGGTGGCGGGTATAAGTATAAGCGACTACAGGTGACGGGAGAAGACCGCTTCCATGACACGCCGGATAAGTCAAAGTACTCTCACGCTGGTGATGCCCTACAGTATCTGATGCTGGGTGCTGTTGGTGGGGATCGTGTGGTTGGTGGTTATGGCACACAGCCAATAGATTACAGCAGAACCAACCAGATGATAGTGTAGTCTAGTGCTACACACAGATAAGTATGAGTTGGACACAAAGATACATAGTTTAGAATACATGGTGCACCAAGAGACATTTAAACTTTATTCAGCTCACCGTAGGTCTATACTACTAGACCAGTTGTACGCAATGAAGCAATATTCAGAATGCCTTAGAAAACTTATAGACCTTACACAAGCAGAGAATAGAGCAAATGGCCATTAACTTAGACACCCTTTTATTAGAACTGAATACAGCCGCAGATTTGGAGAAGACTAACATCAAAGGCTACACTGACATACTGTCATTTCCGTCTGTAACCAGCTTGTCTAAGGGTATTATAACCACAGCTAAGAATGAGTCAGATACTCGCTTGGATGTGCTAATTAAAACCATCACAGCAATACACAACTTGGTGAACTCTGGTTACCCAGCGGTAACCTACCCAACAATAGATACTGCCAGTATAACTCAGATTAACACTGAAATTGATACTGAGGTTGCTGGTATTCGTAAAGTAATGAAGAAATTAGGGAGTACAGTATAATGGCAAAAACTAAAAAGAAAGAGCCTCCAATGCCAGGTAAGCCAGGTAAGCCAGGTAAGCCAGGTAAGAAAGGTTGCTAGAATGCACAACAGGCACCAAGAGCATGACGATGACGATGACGATGAACGCCGTCGTCATAAATTTACACATTTTGAAGAGGCTATTATAATGAAATTGAATGAATTGCTGGCTATTAACGTATCTGTTAAAGACCAATTGAACAAAGCGGAACAAGAAATTATTGCAAAGGTCACCACCTTGCAAGAAAAGATCCAAGAGCTGATCGACGCAGCATCCAATGCAGACCTGCCGCAAGATGTGGTCGATTCATTGGTAGAAGTACAAACCGCTGCGCAATCTCTAGATGACTTGAATCCAGATGTTGTTGAAGAACCACCTGTAGAACCATTAACTTGAATTGATGCTGTAGGTAACTGGGAATAGAATGTCTAGTTTTACTGACTGGTTACGTAGCCACTTACAAGACTATGGCCAGTTAGTAGAACCTGGTACGCCACTGAACAATCAGTACCAGCAGTTAAAGAGTAACGTATCACAAAATGTGCCGCCATCGCAAGCCTTTAGAGACCCATCTCAACTATCGGAATGGTCACAGGCGGCAGCATTGAACGCACCCAGCTTGGGTACAATTAAAAAGTTAAACCCTAATGTTAGGAAAGCTGCATTAGAAGCTATTGATAAAGGGGCAACTTATAAGCAGTTATGGCGAGATTTTCAAGCTTACCCATGGATGACAAAGAACGGTAAAAGAACGGTGTTAGGTGAGATACCTGATACATTAGAAAGTGATGTATATTGGAGGCAACAGCATCCTTTAGAGCCAGGATTTGTAGATCCATTGCCCATGCACCTTAAGCACGACCAACTGTATGCGGAACAACCTGAGATGGCTAATTTGTATCTTACGCACGAACCTAATTATGAAGGTGGCACTGCTGGGTTTTTCCAAGCTCCTAACCTTATAAATTTGTTGGGGCCAGATGGTGGTAAAACGGTTGGTGGTAAAAAGACTACATTGCATGAAATAGGGCATGCTCAACAGTATAATATGAATTTGCCTGGTGGTGCTAATAGTAACCAATATACACCAAAAGAAGTGCTCAGGTGGCAAACGCAGTCCACTAAAGGGCTGCAAGATATGGTTGATAGAATAGCCAAAAGATTTGATATAAAAGACTTAGCTCAAAAACAGTATGGTGATCCCGGGGTTATTGGTAAAATTAATGACGCTCTTTACTATAATACTAAAGGTATTGAGAATCAATACTTAAGGAATAAGCTTGGTAATTTAAGCAGGAGCACGCGTAATCCAGCTTTTGGTAAGTACTACAATGACCCTGGTGAAGCGCAGGCAAGAATGATTGATGCTAGGTCAGATTATTCACCAAGGCAGCTAATAAAAGAATCACCTATAGAAACAATGCTGAAAGATGGCTATTCATTGCAAGATATATTTAAACCACATCGTAAACCATAATGGCCAAACAAAAGAAACTCACTGACGACGATATACTAGCTATCATAGCCAATGAGCTATCTATGGCCGAAGCAACGTCCCAGACTAGCCAAGACTTAAGTGTTCCTCTTGATTATTACCTTGGTAATGCTGTTGGTAATGAGCAAGAGGGCCGAAGCGCCCTAGTCTCTACCGATGTGGCAGATGCAATTGAGTGGATTATCCCACAGGTCATGAAGTCGTTCACTCAGAATAATGAGGTGGTAATATTCGACCCCACCTCCCCAGATGATGAGAAGCAAGCGGAACTGGAATCAGAATTCGTTTACGACATATTAATGAAGCAAAATGATGGTTTTATATTAATCCATCAGTTTGTAAAAGACGCTCTTATGCAGCGCAATGGTATACTTAAGGTATATTATGAAAATAATGAAGAAGTTACAACAGAGTCATATAGTGGCCTATCTGAGGAGCAATTACAGATGTTGGTGGCCGATAAGACTGTTGAGATTTTAAACTTATCTGTGACAGAACAATTTACACCAGATGGACAGCCTATTTCATTCTATGATGTCAAAATTAAAGTCACTAACAGTAACCCAAAAATATGTATTGATGCTGTCCCTCCTGAACAGTTCCGCTTTAGTGCTCAGCATAATTCTATAAATCTTGATACTGCGCGGTTCACCAGTCATATTGTGACCAAAAGTGTATCAGACCTTATAGAAGAAGGTTATGACAAAGAGGTGGTACAAGATTTAGGTGAAGCTGATATGCAGAGGTCAGCCTATCGCTTCGGTGCGCAGAACGAAAATACCATTATACCCGCCACATTTGTAGATGACCTATCCAGCAAACTGGTTGACGTATGTGAGTGTTTCCTTAAGCTCGATGTGAATGGTGACGGTATTGCCACGCCTATGAAGATAACTGTTGGAAACTCCAGCCCTCCATCAGTAGTCCTCAGTAAAGAAGAAGTAGATTACAGCCCATGGGTAGCGTGTACAGCTATCATAATGTCCCATAAGTTTAAAGGCCTCAGTATTTATGACAGACTTAAACAAATTCAGGACAACAAAACCGCTCTCCTTCGTAACATTATGGACAATCTCTATTTGCAAAACAATCAGAGAAACATCATTGTTGAGGGACAGGTTAATATTGATGATATGCTTGTTTCAAGGCCTGGTGGTATTATTCGTGCTAAACGCATTGACGCTATTACTCCACTCCAGACTCCTATGATTGGTGATACTGGCTTCACAATGATGAAGTATCTAGATGAAGTCAAAGCGGGACGCGTGGGTGTATCATCCGAAGGAACTGCTACGCCACAGAACATTGGTGATCGTGTTGGCTCAGAAGGTGTTGAGCGCATGATGACAGCAAAGGAAGAACTTGTTGGTCTTATTATAAGGGTAATTTGTGAAACCGGAATCAAACCACTTTGTACGAAAATACGTGATCTTGCAGTCAAACACCTGGACACTGTTCAGGATTTTAAGTTCAGAGGGGAATGGGTACAGGTCAATCCTTCATCATGGAAACCAAGACTCAAAAGTACCGTACGCGTCGGCACTGGTACAGGAGATCATCAAAAACAATTAGCGGCTGTAACGCAAGTTACGCAGATGCAATCTGCTCTAGCTCAAACTCCATTGGGTTATATGGTAGCCCCAGGCAAGGTATATAGTGCTCTTGATGACTTGTGTAAGTTTTCTGGTCTTAATGGTGCTGCTCGGTATTTTGTTGATCCTTCTAGCCCAGAGGGGCAGCAACTGGCACAGCAGGCGCAGAAGTCGTCTCAAGAAGCTAGTCAAAAGCAGGAGCAAGCCCAGATGGAGACTATCCGCCAGCAAGCCGAATTGGCGAAGTCTGCAACGACAACAGCAGAATCCATGATGCAGAATGTTCAACTCAAAGGACAGGTAGAATTAGGAAAACACCAACGTGAGATGGACAAGGCAACCTCCCAAGCTCAAATTGAAGCTCTCAAAATGGAAGTTCAAAAACAAACGTTGCTTCTTGAAGCTATTAAGACTAAGCACAAAGATGAGTTGGACAAAGAGAAAATGTTGTTGGATGCCGCGATCAAATTAACTGATATAGAAGCAAAAGCCAAAGCTGATCAGGATGCAAATTTCATAGTTAATCAGCAACTGATCCAGTCAGCGGAAGAATCAAGTGATAAGGCAGAGGGTGAAACAGAGTAATGAAATGGGCAGTTCTCTATGTGATATTTATTTTTGTGGTGGCATGGGCTGGTTTCCATTTAGGTGATGATATTTTTAACATGATATACAAAAGGTGAAGCAATGAATGATTATGTCGTAATAGAAAGCGTGGACTTAGGTTCTCTGTGTAAACGCGTTAACGAAGGCATGGATGATGGTTATTACCCGCTGGGCAATATTACAGTTCATGAGCACTATGAGGAAGATGAAGAATCCAAGGTTGACCGTATCTTTTACCAAGCGATGGCGAAGTACAAACAATGAATGAATTGCAACTTGAAAATGAAATAGTTATTGGTGAAAAGGCTAGTAAAGCATGGAACCTTTGGGTTGCTGGTTACGTAGCTGTTCAACAAAATGCTTTATTTGAAGAATTCAAGCAGGCTAATTTTGGCTCCTATAATAATATTCAAGCACGTATCAATGCCATTAATGAGCTTGAACGCGCTATCAAACAAGATATAGAAACTGGCAAGTTAGCCAGTAAACAGCTAAAAGGTGAGTGATGGTAACTCCTGTATTAGAAAGAGATGACAAGTCACGCCAGATGCTGAAAGATTATCAGGATGCAGTATCAGGCAAGACTAAAGTGAGCCAGAAGAAGCAAATGGAAATGTTGCAGGAAAGACTTGCATACGACCATCAGTTAAGAGCGGCTCAACATGGGCCTGCTAATGATATACAACCAAAAGGTGAGTAAATGAGTAACGAAATTAATGTCACAACCGATTCTACCCCAGTGGCGACCGGAAGTGTAACAGACCAAATATCAGCGTTGTTGATGGAAGAACAAAATCCACAACCTGTAAAGAAAGAACCTAAAGCAGCAAAGCCCAAAGCTCCAGAATCTGAGCCGGAATTACCCCCAAGCGAAGATTCAATGGACAGTGACGAAGATGTAGAAGGTTATGATGAACCTGGTGACCCCGATGAAGTTGAGGAACCAGACTTACCTGATAATGAAGATGATGATGGTGAAACCACATGGTCTAAAGTATTAGGCGTACCAGAAGATAAAGTTGTCCTTGATGACGATGGTGAGTTCGCAGGCTTTAAAATTAAAGTCGATGGTAAAGTTGAGGTTATTCCCACTGCTGATCTAATAGCAGGGTTTCAGAATAACAAATCAAATACTCAAAAGAGCAAAGCTATAGCGGAAGAAAAGAAACAGCTTGAAGCACATAAAACCCAACTCTTACAAGAGTATGGTAACAAGATTAAAGATGCTGAGGCATTAACCACTTACCTTGAGAACTCACTGGTTAAAGAGTATCAAGGTGTAGACTGGAATAACCTACGCTACAGTAATCCTGGTGAGTATGCTGCACTGGTACAAGATTACAACATTCGTGTTGATGAAATACAAAAGATTAAAACGGCTACTGACACTGTAAAACAGCAAGAGATAGAAAATTACCAACAAGAGTTTGGGCAAAGAACGCAAGCATATATACAAGGTCAAGTTCAACAAGCGATAGAGAAACACCCAGAATGGCAAGATACAAAGAAGTTTAAAGCAGCCCTTGGGGATATGCAAAACTTTGTAACTGAAACTTATGGATTCTCCGCTCAAGAATTTGCAGATGTAAAAGATGCCCGTATATTGGACTTAATTTTGGATGCTAAAAGGTATCGTGCTGGTAAGACAGTCGCAGAGCAAAAACTCGCTAAACCTGTTGGTAAGTTTCAAAAACCTACTGGAAAGGTTAAGCCATCCAAAACCAAATTAGAGCAACTGACTAGCAAAGCTAAGGCTTCAAGCGGTTATGCAAAACACGCAGCGGAAACGGATGCGGTGGCAGAGTTGCTCAAAAACATTTACTAGGGGTAAATTAAAATGAGTTCCGCAAATCTGGACAGTGCCGATCTGAAAGCGGCTACATACAAAGGCTTGATCCGCGAAGATGTAATGAATCGCATCTTTGATATAAGCCGAATTCCACTGCCATTTACCGATTTGATTGGTAGTGATACGCACAAAAATGAATACTGTGAATGGACGCTTGATGCATTAGCATCACCAAACATTGCCAATGCTGTAGTTGACGGCTCAGATGCTGGATCAACTAACACTGTTATTGGTACACGTGTTGGTAACCATTCACAAATCTCAACCAAGGTTGTCCGCGTCTCTTTCCGTGCTGATGCATCTGATGTTATTGGTCGTACTAAAGAAACTTCTTATCAGGTAATGAGACGCCAACAGGAGTTACGTCGTGATGTTGATGCAATCGCTCTTGTTAACCAAGCTTCAGTTGCAGACGATGGCGGCTCTACAGCAGGTAAAGTCGGTGGTTTGCCTAGTTGGTTGGCTTCTCATAACTATGGTGGTACCGCTGGTGGGTTCTCTACTTCTACTGGTCTTACTGTGGCCCGTACTCCTACTGCAGCTCGTGCACTTACAGAAACTCTTGTTCGAGATGCAGTACAAGCTGTTTACCAAGACGGTGGCGATCCTACTGTTATGATGTCAATTCCTGGCGTCATCCGTAAATTCTCTGAATACCTGTTCACATCATCTGCCAGAGTGGCAACATTGATGGCTGACCAAGGTAAGTCCACGGAAGCGGCTACTGCTCTTGGTTCTGTTAACGTGTTTGTGACTGACTTTGGTACTTTGAAATTAGTTCCAAACCGTCTTCAGCAAACCCATACTGACTCTGGCTCAACCCAGGTTGCTGATGTGTTTATTCTTGATCCTTCCTATCTGTCCCTTTCTTATATTAAAGGCTACAGAACAGAAGACTTGGCTAGAACAGGTTTGGCTGAAAACAAACACATGTCAGTTGACTGGTCTTTAAAAGTATTGACTGAAAAAGCGCATGCAATCATTGGTGATATTAGCACCACGGCTGCTGTAACCCTTTAAATAAACAAACAGAATAATACCTGTATAGTTTTCCTACTGTGGTTATTCACCTTTCCACAGTAGGTTTTAATTTTGGAGAATGAAATGGTAAGTACAACGACAACACCTGTAGCACCTAAGAAAGTTGCTCCACACCAAGAAGCTATTGAAAAAACACCTGTGGAAAATACATCCAACATACACAATGATGACCGTATTATCAGCACGCAAGAGCAAGCTGAGCGTGACTGGTTAGCAGAGCCCAAAGACCTGTTAGCTGAAAGAGCTTATGCAAGAGCAGAGGGTAAAACTGTTGCTCCAAGAGCACCTTTGGCACATGTTGAAACTGTCCGTGTAAGAAACGTTTTTACACAGAATGTTGCACTTGAAAGTGGTATATTACTTCCAGGTGAAGAAGGCATTGCAACTATAGCTGAGTCCAGTAATCTTGTTGGAAAATATTTAGAGGTTCTGTAATGAGTGAGTCTGCTTTTGATGGCGTTATTAAATCTGAGTTTCTATCTCACATTGATGAAGTCTGTCATAGGCAGACTCAACCATCAGAGAATTTAATACTTGCAAGGAACGCCGAATTAAGAAAGAATCCTGGTGTTATATACGACCTTGGTGAACAAGGCGGTGACACGTGGGGAAGAATGGTGGCATCAATACCAATGAATATGTTTGAAAAAGCTATTCGTGATGGTTATGCGCTTAATCATAAAGATACAGATATAGCAGCTACCGCAATGATGAATTATTTATTAACGCCAGATGGCAAAGCCTGTCTGGTTCAGGGGAAACGTTAATGGGCCAGTTACGCTATACCGCAGCAGAAGATCAAACCACTTTAAAAACAGCAGACGTAAGATTAGCTGAATCTTTTCAAGATGGTCGCAGAGGTTTAATTGCTGGAGCTAATACTAATCCTCACGTATCTGGCTCAGAGACTTATGCAGCCTATGAAGCTGGATATGCACTAGTTACACCTGAAGGCCATTTTGATGGTGGTGCCTTAGCAATCCCAATCACCATGCCGGATTTGGCGGATGAAACGATTGAGGATGCCAGTGCTCTCATTGTTGCCGCTGGCTTAGTCGTCGGCAAGATTACCGGCGCTTTTGGCGTAGTTACCAGTCAATTACCCGCTGCCGCAGCCAAGACGCAACCGGGCGATGTAGTGACGTTTACGGCGAAAGTAGAAGTCCCTGACCTGGAAGGCAAGACCGCCGCCGAAGCCGATGAAGCCTTGATTACAGCACATTTGGTATCTGGCGTAGTCACCGGCACAACTGGCGTGGTGACCGTTCAACTACCGCTTGCCGCAGCACTCGCTGTTAGCGGTTCAGCCGTTGCTTATACCATTGCTTAAGTCATGACCGCTTTATACCTTAAACGAAGCGTTAACGTACTGACACGGGGCAACCCAGACATCCGTTCGCACGTATTGAAAACTAAAAGTATTTTGGAGAATAATAACGTGGCAACTATACCCGTAACAATCACAACAACACGTCCTAATGACACAAATGCTTATGCGGTAGGTGATGTTATTGGCTCCGCAACAGGCTCGACCGCAGCCGTTAAATTGCCTTCTATTGGCCCAACAGGTGGCGTTATACGTGTCACGGGTTCACGCCATGAAATTGATGTTGCAGCAATACCTACGGTAACATCAGGACAATGGGGATTCGTCTTACACGTTTATAGTGCTGCACCTCCCTCCGCTTATGGTGATAATGCTGCATGGGACTTACCGGCGGGCGACCGGCCTTATTATTTGGGTTTTGTGGAATTGGGCGCACCTTTAGATACTGGCTCAACACTCTATATTCAGCAAACCGGCCTTGATTATGATTTTGAATTAACAACCGCCGATTTATGGTGTTATCACGTTACCAAAGGGGCTTATACGCCGACCGCATCAGCCGTTAAGACGACAAAACTTTACGCAATGGCGATGTAGTCATGCAGACTCAAAAGAAAGTTGTCTTGTTAACCAGTAACCCCAAGCCGGCGCTTGACCTGGATTTCTCGAAAACGCCACAGATAGACTCACGGCTGACGTTTGCGCGCAGTACGACAGGCACAGTGGTTGACTTTGAAGGACTGGTTAAGACCGCTAAGGTTAATGAGGTGCGGTTTACTGGCGCTCGGCGGGTTGAGAATTTACTGCCCAATACAAGTTTTACAACAGGCTGGACAGCGACGAATTTAACAGTAGCCACAGGAATTGCTGACCCTTTAGGGGGTACAACAGGGGCAAGGCTTACAGCAACCGCTGGAAATGCAGAACTATATAAAACAATTCCTGCATTTGGTGTGGCGAGTTCTGCACTTTCCACAGTCTATATTCGCAGAGTTTCAGGCACGGGTGCAATACGGTTTTATAACCCAGCAACAACAGGATTCGTTGATGTTGCAGCGCAACTAACGTCTAGTTATAAAAGATTTACTTATGGGCAAGTATCGCTTTCGGGTGTATCGGTTCCCTATTTTGATTTGGTTATTGTTACCAATGGCGATGTGATAGAGGTGGCTTTCCCAACGATGGAAAACGTCACCGGCCAAGCCAACCAGAACCCATCAGAATACGTGTCAGTTGGCGTTCTCTCAGCCCCTTGGCAAGGTGCGGGTAAAGATGGGGTGCAATACTTTACAACGACCAATGGCAACACCGTCAGCTCGAATGTTGTCACCGAAGCCGCAGGCACACCACTCACTAATGCCATCACCCTACTGGCCGAAGGAGCGCGGACGAATCTGTGTTTGCAGTCTGAAGGATTCTCAAGTGCAACATGGGTTAAAGATAATGTCACCGTTACCGCCAATTCAATCGCCGGGCCTGATGGCGTCGCAACAGCCGACACATTAACGGCAAGTTCAGTGAATGGAACGGTTTTACAAACGATTACATCAGCAAGTTCTGAGCGTACCTTTTCTGTTTACCTGAAGCGTAAAACAGGGACAGGTACCATTCAGCTTACGGTTGACGAAGGAACTACATGGGTAACTGTTGCAATTACGTCATCATGGGTCAGGTATTCAATGTATAAGGCTGGGATAACTAATCCCAGGATTGGCATACGTATTGTGACTAATGGGGATGCCATTTACGCTGATGCGACGCAATTAGAAAATAATCCTAATTACTCAAGCTACATTCCAACAACCACTGTAGCCCTCACCCGCGCTGCCGATGTAGCCAGTTTTACCGGCGCAGGCTTGTCTTGGTACAACAGTCAGCAAGGCACGTTTGCCATCACCGCGTCAGGTTCAGCATTTAAAGCCCCTTCCGACTTCGGCGCATTTGCTTTGACGTATGCCAGTCAAACGAAATACACGCTAAGTTATAACAACAGCGTAAAGAATGGCAGCACGTATCTTTATACCGCAGCCACTCTATCAAACCCCACCGAATACACTAGCGTTGCAGTACCGACAACGATTTATGTTAATGCCGCTGGAATAGCCAATATAAGCCGTTTTACCTATTACCCGAAAGCTCTGAAGCTCAACAAGATGGCGGCTCTATTATGAAATATAAATGCGCTATTTGTGGCTGGACAGGCGAAGAAAATGAGCTATACGACGATTATGCTATAGACGCTGATGGTGGTGAGATAGGGTCTAACACTGTATGCCCTGAATGCTCAGGCTGGTCTTGTGAGAAAGTTGCAGATGATGATTAAGTTATTAATACTATTTCTTTTAGCAGGCTGCTCGGCTCAATATGACAGTTATCAACCTGCATCCAAGCTACCCGCTGGCTTTGACAAGGAAGCCATTAACCGCTATTTGTTAACCCAGTATAAGAACGTCCCGAATGAGCAAGTGCGTGTCATCTATTACCGTGATGACAAGTATCTTAGCGATGAAATTGTTGCCAATGGGAGCTACACGGGTGCAGTTGCTAATGGGTTACAGATTGTTACTAATTGCGCGGCTATACAATGCAATCAGGTGGTTTTAGCGCATAACCATCCTGGTGAATACTTTGCTTCAGCCAGCGGTATCGACTATGACAATGCCGATAAATTTGATGACATGATGGCACAGGCGAAGATAACAGCGGCGTATGTAGTCGTGGGAACGTCAGAGGTTAATTGGATATATTAATGAAAACATTTGAACTAATATCAGATTCTATAAAGGCCACCTTTCTGGTTATCTTTGTGTTGCCTTTCATCCTGCTAGTGCTTGTCACGGGTTGCTCAACCACACCTAAAAACTGCCAACAAGCTGCCTGGGAAGATGCTGGCCAAGCGATGGCAAATGTGCAATACCAGCTTAAAGAACAATTAGAGTGGGACAAATACGTAAACTGCACCATAACCAACGGGTGCGCAAATGCTCCGCTTTTATATTCAGTCAATTCGGGCTTAACGTCAGGCCCGTACAGTGATACCCATTACCGTGGTTTAAGTCCACGGCAAGCCTATGATAAGGCCATGTTGCTATGTGGAAAGTAATCGTCTTACTGTTAATTTCATGCCAAGCATTAGGCGCGGCATTTCCTGGCGCGGAAGGCGGCGGGGCGTTGTCTATCGGTGGCCGTAATGGGGCAGTTGTTGAAGTTACTAATCTTAATAATTCTGGTGCTGGTAGTCTTAGAGCTTGCGCTGAAGTGCAGAGAAACCCCAGAACTTGCGTTTTCAGGGTGGGCGGATCAATCCACTTATTAACCCCCATTGCTATCAGAAACCCTTATATCACCATTGCCGGACAAACGGCGCCGGGGGGTGGCATACAACTTGAGTCAAAAGGCGTTGCTTCCGTAATACTAAACATCAGCACCCATGATGTGATTATCCAGTACGTTAAACTCAGAAAAGGCTATGCAGCCAGTTGTACGTATGCAAGCCAAGGTTGTGGCACTAATCTTGGCATTTGGGGCGGCTATAACATCATCGTTGACCACTTGTCGTTAGCCTGGTCTATGGATGACTCGGTGAATTACTGGGGTGTTATGCGTGATACCACTATCCAGAACAGTATTGTTGCTGAAGGTTTAAAAGTTCAGTCCACGGCGTTTAACATCGGTAATGGTGCCGGTGGTAATATTGATATCCACCATAATTTATTAATGACGTTTCACTTACGAATCCCAGAATATCAGGGCGTTGCCAGTTCTCGACTGGTAAATAACATTTTCTACAATAACGAAGTGTTGAACGTGCAGTTGTTAACCGGCACCACGGGCAAAGTTGATTCTATTGGTAATGTATTTAAGATGGGGCCACTTAGCCAAACCGCAGCGAATAAAAGCCCTGAGTTGGTCGGTGGGGGGAAAACGTCTTTGTATATGCTAAGTAATAGGGGTCGTCATCAAGCTAATCCAGCGGGAAACCAGTGGGGCATGGCTTTTGTGGGAAAGTATAATGATGTGACAACCGGGCCTTGGCCGACTTCAGGCAGACGCGCTACACCACTGACTAAGACATTTATCCCGATTGTCCCCACCTCAACGGCGGGCTTGATTGACAGCTTATTGCCGACGGTAGGCGCATCCAGACGGCTCGATTGTGCAGGTGGCTGGGTGATGAATAGGGATAGTGTGGACACTCGCTTAGTCAAACAAGTCCAGACTAACACCGGCAATAAGACGATTATCGCCAAAGAATCAGACGTGGGCGGTTATCCAACATTGGATAAAGGCACACCCTGTCCTGACAACGATAAGGACGGAATGCCGAACGCTTGGGAGCTTGGGCATAAACTCAACCCTAATAACGCAGCAGACCGCAACTACACGGCGGCTAATGGTTATAGGAACCTCGAAAACTACCTGGCGGGCTTATGAGTAACCCGGACGACTACCCACAACGACGGGCAGATGACCGGGCGGCAATGGGTTTGGTTTATACGCTGACTGAACGGGTAAGTGCCATTATTCAGCGTTTTGATGATTACGCAGAAAAGCAGGAAGCGGTACAACGAGACATCCGCACCAAGCTGGATAATCATGAAACGATGGTGATTAAAGCCCTGAACTCGTGGCAATGGTTCGCGATGATTGTCAGTGTACTGAGTGGTTGTATTGCTGGCTTATTTGTCTGGGGTTACACAGAATACTCAATGCTCCGTGATTCGGTATTAATACATCATTCCGAATCTGAACAAGTTTGGGAAAAGCAAAAAGATATCAACGAAACCGTTGAAGAACAAATAAAAATGTTACTGGGAGGTAATAGAGGTGGACATTAGGTGGAATGAGCCAAGTACAAAAAGGGGTCTGGTCTGGATTCTAACCAGCATTGTAAGCATCTTCGCGCCGTCGATGGGAACTAACCCTGAAACAGTCTGGGCAATTGGCGGTGCGGTTGCAGGTGCGCTAGGCGTGACTTTGCCGGATAGGCAAATTGATAAAATATTTTCACGTAAAGGTGACTAACAAATGACATACGATGAAATTGTAAACATTTCACTATCCTATGCTGATAGAACCGATACGGCTGTTACCAGTCGCATAGATTTATTCATGCGGATGGTGGAATCAAGGATTAACCGCTTGCTAGTCATCGAAGATATGTCAGTTCGGTATGTGTTTCCTGAGCCTAATCCGGCCAATGGACGCTACGATTTACCCGTGGATTTCTCTGCCATTCAGGACATTGCCATCGTGGGCTTGGTTGATACTACAGACCGTAAAACACTGGCGTTGATTAACCCCGAACAGATGAACACAGCGACCAGTAACGTCAATATTGACAGCAGCCTGAAACATTTTTATCAAATACTCGGTAGCCAGTTGATTATTCAGCCGCCTGTTGTTGATGGCACTAGTGCGCTTGAGATTGTTTATTATGGCAACATCATTCCTTTAGGGGGCGCGGTGGTAAATGGTGAAGTCGCGACCGTTGTTGATAGCAACTGGATTTCAACTAACCATCCCGATTTATACATCAACGGCATACTGACCGAGATTAACGCCTTTGTTAAAGATGCGGAAACATCAGCCCTGTGGGATGGTAGATTTAGGCAAGTTATCGGTGAACTGACCGAAGCAGATAATGTGCTGGTGTATTCCGGGACGCCTTTAATGACTAGAATAGGATAAGACAGTGAGTAAAGAAACAACCACTACAATAGCTGGCTTAGTAGCCGCAAACCCAACTGCTGGTGACCCATTCAGTGAGGGTGACGATCATTTGAGGACGATTAAAACGGTTTTAAAAACCATCTTCCCTGGCTCTGGTGGCGGTGGCTTTAGCACACCCCTTACCGCATCAGAAGCAGAGCTTAATTATGTAAATGGCGTCACCTCGCCAATTCAAACGCAGCTTAATACCTTGACAGCCGGAGTTACTGCGTTAGTCCCACGCGGCGTAATTTGTCTGTGGGTGGGTACGGTTGCAAATATCCCCGATGGTTGGGTTTTATGCGATGGTGATAATGGTACCGTAGATTTATCAGGTCGGTTTGTCTTAGGTTATGGCGGGGCTTATACGTCGATGTACGCGGCGGGCGGTTATACCGATGGGCAGATTTTAACCCATACGCACGTAGCTACGGCGGCAGCTCATGCCCACACCTACGCAGAAGTTGTCAGTGCTGTGGGCGCTGGGGTTATAGCACATCAAACGAATGGAGATTACGCTATTGTTAGCGCATCAACTGGCAACACCACGGTAACGGTAACTAACGCGGCACCATCGGGTGCTGTTGCTGTGACGGGACGAAACATGCCTCCGTACTTTGTCTTAGCGTACATCATGAAGTCATAAGACCATGCAGCCGTTACTCAACTTAAAACTGACCGGCAATTACGGGGTTAATTATGACCTGGAGCCCTGTGACCTGGACTTAAACACCCTGACCAGTGGTAAGAATTTCTTACTTCGCAATGGTAAGGTGCAGTCGTTTTATGGTTCGACCTTTGTCACCGCTGATGTGGTGTCTCATAACCTTGCCCAGATTATGTTCGCGTCATCACCGCCAAATAACTTTTATCTATGCATGGGAAACAAGGCTGTTTGGGTGTTTGATGGCTCTGTGTGGGCGTCGATAGGCTCTGGTGGTTATTCATTGATGACTGCTGATGATGAATACTTTTGGACGTATTGCAGCATGGGCTTAATCCCGGTGATTAATAACCCCCAAGGCTATCCACAATACTGGAGTCCACAGTCCACCAGTCAGGTAGTCACCAATTTACCTTATAGTTCTACACAAACCTGGACAGCAAAAGGTTTCCGTTGTGATGTGATTCGTTCTCATAAGAACTTTTTGTTTGCTCTTGGTATGTACGAAGGTGGGACGCATTATCCTAATAACTATCGTTGGTCAACCGCTGCGGATAATAATGGCATCCCCTACACATGGGAACCGACAGACCTTTCCGGCATAGCGGGACAAGCATCAATATTAGGTGATAATGGCCCGATTGTTGACGGGTTATCATTAAGAGACTCATTCTGCATCTATACAACCGATGGCATTACTATTCTTGAGCCATCTGGTGATAGCTATATCTGGCGGGCACGGTCGTTATCCAACACAGTGGGTTTGCTGACTACAAATTGCATTGCCAGTATTAACGGGGTGCATATCTTCCTGTCACGCGGCGATATACTGTTGAATGACGGTAATTCACTTCGGAGTGTGGTTGATAAAAAAGTAAGAACTCGACTGAAGGGTTTGGCAAACAGTACCTATTTCCACAGAAGTTATTGTGTCTGTGATGAACGAACCAAGGAAGTCTGGTTCTGCATACCCACAGAAGCCAACGCCTATCCGAATTTTTGCATCATCTATAATGTTATTGATGACACCATTTCCATACGTTACATCGACAGGCCAATAACAGCTATGGCTTACGGGTTGCCAGCTATTGGCCCAACGTCATGGAGTGGGTTGATTGACCTTTATACGACTTGGAGTACTGTGACTTATACCTGGGCGAAGATGCCTGGCCAATGGGGCACGGGTATTGAATCTAAAGAGACGTGGGCGACCAAGAAAGGTAACTGGAACACGGATAATTCAAGTCCTTTTAGTTATCAAGTGATTGGTATTGAACCCGCTGGAAGCGGTATTTACGACCTGGCGACCAATGACGGCACATCAGGCGATAGCGTAGTTCTGGAAAGAACCGGCGCAGTGTTTGGCGACCAGCGAGCGGTGACGAGTATCGTACGGGCTTACCCGCACATGCAAGGCACCTCGCCGGTTAATATCCAGTTGGGTTCTCAAGAGTTTGTGGGCGGTGGCGTTGAGTGGTCTGAGCCGGTTTCATTTACGCCTAACCTGGACAGGAAGGTTGATATACGGACAACCGGCATGTTGCATGGCTGGCGGCTTGAGTCTACTGATGAGATAGATTTTTCCTTCTTTGGTATGGACATTGAATATACAAATAACGGAGTGCGGTGAGGTAAATTATGGAACAACCACCAGAAGGTACCCCAGACCGACTTTCAGAGTATCTGACTAGGCACTTGAATAGCCTGATTCTGTCGGTTAATTCGCTAAAAGATACCGTTAGAATCTGGAAAACGTCTGGTTTTACGGGCAGTTTTATAGGCAATTTACAGGGCAATGTAACCGGGAATGTAACAGGTAATACGTTTAAGTTTCCAGCCACTCAGGTTGCCAGCACTGATGTTAATACCCTGGATGATTATGAAGAAGGCACGTGGGCGCCCACGCTGACAAATTTTACTTTTGTGGGGGCTAATACCTCTACATATACTTATGTGAAGGTTGGCAAGTTAGTCACCGTGGTTGTTCAGTTAGTTGGCGCAACGTCTGTGGCATCAGCCGCGTTTGGACTGATACCATTACCCTTTGCAGGACACGGAGGCAGTGTTTTGGTGAGTACGCCCTATTCCGCAAGTTTTTATGGTGCAACTATACTAAGTAACAACATTCGTATTCAACCCGCATTACCGGCGCTTGATGCGTATTTTATAACCGCTTCTTATATCGCATCATCATGAGTAAATACAGATTTGAAGTACTACATCCCTATACCATTATCTCAAAGTGGGAAGAACTGCTTCCTCATATTGAGCGGATAGTTAAAAAGAACAACGAGGAATTTACAACCGAGTCTATCAAAGGACGTGCAGTTTCTGGTAATGGACTAATGATTGCTATTTATGATGGAGATAGCATTGTTGCAGTTGCTACTGTAGAGGTGGTCGTCTATGACAGTGGTTTAAGGTCACTACTTATCCCCGTATTGGTTGGTGCAGAAGTGGTTGGATGGGGTGAAGAACTTTTGGGACTATGTAAAGATATTGCTGTGCAGCTTAGTTGTACAGAATTACGAGCAATGTCTATCCGCAATGGTTGGATGAAGTTATTAAAAGATTTTGGCTGGCAAGAAAAACACGCAGTGATCGTTATGTCACTGGAGGATAAATGAAAGAACGTAAATTAACGCATAAGCAACTACTTGAAGTGGTGCACTATATTCCATCCAATGGGCTATTTATACGCATACAATCTTCAACTAGGCATAGAGCTGGTGAAGTAATGGGTACATTACGTAATGGCTATATATGCATAGGAGTAGGTGGAAAACAATATTACGCTCATAGGTTAGCTATTTTCTATATGACTGGTATGTGGCCAAAAGAAGGGGTTGATCATATTAACCATATAAAAACTGATAATACATGGGCCAATTTACGTGAAGCTACTGGATATGACAACGCTCAAAATATTACATTAAGTAGCAGAAATACGTCAGGTTTTAATGGCGTTACATTCTGCAAAGAACGTAATAAATGGCAAGCGCAGATAAAAGCTAATGGAAAATCCATGATATTAGGCCAATTCCATAATATTGCAGATGCTATTAAGTGTAGAAAGCAAGCAAATATTAAGTATGGGTTTCATGAAAATCATGGGTATCTAGTAGAAACAATGAAAATTGATGGAGAAGGGTAATGGGCGGTTCAAGCGGTAGCGGTCAACAGTGGCAAGGTGGTACAAGCCAGTCACAAAACTCTAACAGCGGTGGCAGTCAGTTTGGCCAGAACGTATCAAACCAGCCGTGGTTAGAGAATTTATATAATCAAGCACAGACACAATTTGGTAATCAAATGGGCATTACGGGCGGCTTGATGCCTAATGCTGTCAACTTTCAGAACCAGCAAGCCCAAGGCGCAGCTAATGCCAATGCCGGTATGCAGCAGGGCGGCGTCTATGGTGGTTTAGGCATAGGCAATCAACTGATGGATTCGTTGAAACAGTCGCAAAATACCCCCTCAAACATGCAGCAAGTTAATAGCATGATTATGGGCGGTAACGGCAATACATCGCTGGATGCACTAAAGGGAAGTTTAGAAGCAAACGCAGCTCGTTCAAACCAACTCAACTCGGCAACTAATTCCGCACAAGCTGCCGCAAGTGGCATGTCTGGAGGTAGCCGCCAGGGTGTGATGGACGCATTAAATCAAGATAATACTAACCGTAACCTTCAGAATACTGAAGCACAACTCGGTTATGATAGCTTTAACAGTGACTTACAGCGGAAATTGGATATTGCTGGCGCTGCCGATACCAACACCTTCAATCGTCAGAATTTAATGTCAGGTATGTTAGGGCAGCAACAGAACACTGTTAACCAAGGCATTGGTAACACTACTGGCATACAACAACTTGGCATGGGACAGTTTAATGCGGCCAACCAACCATGGCAGCAGATGCAAGGTTACCAACAGTCTATTGGTGGACCTAATGTATTGAACTCTGGTAACAGTTGGAACCAAGGACAAGGTTCTCAAAGCGGGTCTGGTTGGGGTTACGGCCAAAACTCTGGTGGTGGTAAATAGTTGTGGAAGCTAACCTTATTAAATATGGCAATGTAATTCAACTTGAGAATTACATTAAAGAGCACTTAGAGACTGTAGAGCTTGATGTAACGCACCATCAGATTCCTGGTGTGTATGTTAGAGCAATCTACATACCAAAGGATTTTGTTCTTACCAGTAAGATACACAAGCATGAGTGCATCAACATAATGGCTAAGGGATTGTTGGTAGTATCTGAGGGGGATGGTACATTTAAAAGACTATATCCTGGTGATATATTTGTAAGCCCTGCTGGAACTAAAAGAGCTGGCTATGCCGTTGAAGATACCGTTTATGTCACCGCCCACCACACATTTGAAACAGACATTGAGACTATTGAAGACTATTTGGCCTGCGATAGCATTGAAGATTATACTAGGTATTTGGAGAATTTATCATGACAATCGCAGCAGCCGCCGCTTCATTAGGAACTACAATGGGCCTCTCAGCTGGAGCCGCTGGAGCTATGGGTACTATGGCATCTGGGGCATTAGGCGCAGCAGGAACAGCTGGTATTTCAAGACTGATTGGTGGTGGGGGTGGTAGCCAGCAGGGTGTTGGTGGTAGTATGCTGCAAGGTATGCAGGACTACGTTAAGAATATTGATATGTCTAGGCCAGAGCCACCAAAAGAAGATATACAACCCAACTTCGCCCGTAACCCCATTCCAGCGCCTAATGACCAGGGTAATCAATCCCCAACACAACAGTTCAGCCCAATGCCTGGAGCAAACTTTAGTCCTGTGGCTCAAAGTCCTTCACAAGGATTTGGACAAATGCCACAGTTTGGCCAAGACTCAGGTGGGCAGATTTTAGGCATACAAGATTTTATACGGTCACTAACTAGGGGCTAATCATGGCACAAGATAACACAGCTGGCTTAGGCACTATGCTGGCATTTTTACAACAAGGTTCTCAGTCTGGCAGTGCCGCAATGCCTGCTATGCCGGATTACTCCCAAATTAACATGCCACAAATGCCACAATACCAATCACACAGTGGTGGTAGCATAGGTGGCCTACTTAAGGGCATTGTTGGTAATACAACAAGTAGTTTACTAAGTGATTACCTTGGCTCTAAATTGCAGAAGCATATAGACAAAGGTACAGCTGAAGATACCCGTGAAGCATATGCTCCAGTACTTAAAAATATGCGCGATAATGCTACTAATGATTCAGATAAGCAATTTTATGGCAACCAATTAGAAGCGTTAAATACTGGCAATCCAACCATAGTTGGCAATACTATGGAATCTATTAACAAACGTATACTTGAAGCTTCTAAGTTAACTAATGAGCAGCGTAACTGGGCCGATCCACAGCAACAACAACGTATGATCGCAGAAGATGCCCATAAGAACCAGCCAACATTACGTACAATGGGTGTGCCTGGTAGAGAAGGTTACAAGGTTAATTTCTACCTTGATGGTAATGGCCAACCGGTACCAGTTGGTGAACCATTTAAAGAGGGCGGTGTTAATGTAAATGTTGGTGCACCAAAATCTTGGATTATGCCAACTGATGCCGAGAAGATGGTTAACCAACAAGGGCAGCACCCACCAGTTGGTACCGAATGGGGCTCACCAGAAGCTAAAGGTTACAGCGTAGCTACAGCTAAGAATCAGGATGATATAAAACAAAGTGGTATAACAACTAACTTTACTAATGAACTTAATAACTTATTATTTAAACCAAAAACTGGATTATATGCTAATTACGGCTCTGAAACAGCTGAGAATAAAGTTCAACAAACTGTTATACAGAACTGGCAAAAGTATGCTCAAACTGATCCTAGGTACAAGCAAGCAGATGACTACATACAATCTAATTTAGCACCAATGATACGCTCTCTTGGCACAGTTGGTAACTTATCTGATGCTGACTTAGAAAGAGCTAGTGGCTTATTGCCAGTTATTACAGGTGTTAATATAGATACACCAACTGTAGCTCGTGGTAAGATGGAGAGATTTAATAAAGTAATTGCAGCAGCTAATCAAGTTAATCCTGTAACTGGTAAGATAAATGGCATAACACCAGAAATATTGAATGGCGCTATTGGTGAACCTAAACCACAAGGTTGGACTGACCAAGATGAGCAAGACTACCAGGCTTTACTTAAATCGAGGCAACAATAATGAAAGCAGATGAGCTTCTAACATTACTACAAGAGCAAGGTTTCCAACCTCACCATGCGGCCGGTATTGTTGGTAATGCTCAACAAGAGAGTAGCTTAAACCCAACTGCCGTTAATACTAAGTCTGGTGCATTTGGTCTAGGGCAGTGGCTAGGCTCAAGAAAAACTCAACTTTATAATTTTGCTAAGCAAAATAATATGAGCGCTTCTGACCCACGGTTACAAGTTGCATTCATAAAGCATGAGGTGGATAACGATGAGGCATCAGCTGGTGCTGCACTAGCTAATACGAAAACACCTGCAGAGGCGGCTGTGGTGTTTTCTAATCGTTATGAACGAGCTGGTAAGGATGAACGTAATAATGCTAATAGAATTAACGTTGCTAATCAAGTTATGAATACAATCATAAAACCTGCAAATGCTAGTGAGAAGTCATACATACCAACTCGTGAAGAGTTTATGGCTATGCGTAGAAATCCAGCACCAAAAGCACCTGTAATACAAAATTCAGATAAAGGCTACATACCAACTCGTGAAGAGTTTATGCAAATGAAGCAAGGCCTTGATGCTAACATAGAAAAAGGCGCTGATGCTGTGCTAAACCTTGACCCTAGTAAGTTGGTGGATAAAGCTAAACCAGTTGTAGACCAATTTGCTACACCAGTACATCAAGGTATGGAGCATGTGGTATCGTCTGTACCAGATCAAATGCTATCTAATGAACTAGCTGCATATCGTAGAGGACCTGCTGCATATAAGCGTTGGCAAGAAGTACAGAAGATGTCTCCAATGCATAAGGCTATGATCTCTGCTGGGCATGAAACATCTAACTTAATTAAGGGTGTTAATACATTAGGTTATAACCTGGCTGGTATGTCTGCAGATAAGTGGAACCAAGAGCATCCAAGTCTTGTTGGTCCAGAGTTTGCACAATCCATGATGGCTAAGACTAACGCCATAGAGGATCAGCAGCCAGAAGATACTAAACTATACCAAGAATTTAAAGATAGTCAAGGTTGGCCGGGCGCATTTGGTGCGATGTTACCGTACATGGTGACGGGTGAATTACTTGGTAAACCATTTGCTAAAGCGGGTGGTAAGATAGTAGGTACTTTAGCTGAAGCGCCATCTGCGGCGATACGGACTGGCAAGGCAGCATCTGAGTCTATCGTAGATAAGTTGGCTGCATCTAATAGCACACCACTTAAAAACATCTTTGGTAAAGTTCAGGCTGAAATAACCAACCCATGGAAAGAGAAGGCTATAGCAGAGTCTGCTAAGCCGACAGTTACCAATCCATATCTTGCTGGTCGTGGTGGTGAGTTAGTTGGTAATACATTATTAGGTGCTACAGAAGGCGGGCTTAATCCTGAGAATGATGTTAGGTCTGGCGCTATTAGTTCTGCATTTGGTACTTTAGCTGGTCAGTGGTTAAAACCTGGGTTGGTAAGGCCACCTAACTTCAGGGAAAATAACCCTGTAGAACAGGCAGCTATTAAGTGGTACCAAAGTAAAGGTGGTAGAACTTTACCAGGCTTGGAACGTGGCTCAAAAGCTTTACAGACATTTGAAAGAACACTATCGTCAGATACTACTTATGCTGATCCACTTCATCGTATAATGGAAGCTAACAATATTGTGAATAATAATATTGCGGCGGAATCTATGGGTATGAAACGAACTGCTTCACAGGCATTCACACCAGAACATCTAATGGATCATAAGCAGGCTCTTGGTAAAGAGTATGATGCATTAGAGGCAGGTACTATAGCTAACTTTACACCACTGGATAAACGTAATCTGGTAACACATGCTAATAAGCTTACCATGGACCAAACACAAGCTGGTAAAGTATTAGCCTCTGATGTAAAAGATTATCTGCGACAAATAGACCAACTGACGCCACAACGTAATCCATTGACTGGCCAGATACAGGCTATGAATATTACTGGGTCGGATTTTAAAGACTTACGTAGTAGGTTGCAGTCTGATATAACTGGTGCGTTCCAACAAGGTAATCGCCAACGGGCCGATGCGCTTAAGCCAATACTAAAAACAGTTGATGATGCTGTAGAACGTGGTGTAGAAAAGAAAGGCGGCACTGCTGGTGTAGCACAATGGAAAGACCTTAATGAACGGTATGCTATTACTAATCTGGTATTAGACAATGGCCTATCTGTAACTGGGCAACTTGATCCAGCTAAACTATACCAACATTTAGAGAACAATGACATAAGACGTATTGTGCTTGGTGAAGGTGGTAGAGTTAAAGACTTGCATAAACTAGCTCAAGTTGAGTATATGACTAAGCACCAGGCTGGACCTGACATATCTGGTTTGACTCAAAACAATATGTTCAATAGAACAGCTAGTTCACCAATGGAAAAAATGTTGATGAGCCAGTATGCTGGTCTACCAGGATTTAATCTTGCATCTAATGGATTGCTAAAAATATACGCATCGGATAGGTGGTCACCAGCGCGGCATGGTGCATTACATATGTCTGGCAAGAACTTTGGTAATCCTGTGATGTATACTAGAGCAGATGAGCAAGCTAACAAACGACACGTAAAGTATGGTGAGGCAGCTATAAGTGCAGCAACATACATACCAAAGAAACTCAGAGGTATGTATGATTGGGTGGAAGAGAAGTTATCTGGAGAATAATTATGGCTGGTATACTAGAATTTTTAAAAAAGGCTAAAGAGGACTATTCTCAGCTAATAGAAAAGGGTGCGCCTTTAAACAATCAGTACCAACAACTAAAATCTAATATTAGTCAAAATGTACCACCAACATCTGCCTATCGTGATCCTCGCCAGATGCAAGAGTGGGCTACAGCCGCTGCATTAAATGCACCAATAATTGGAGCTGTACGTAAACCTATGGATACCCTTGATGATTCACAAATTATGAAGGAGTTCCATTCATATTTTAATACTAATTTACCACTAGAAGAGGCATATAAACTTCGTCAGACACCAGAATTTATTGATTTAAAACAAAAAGCATACGCTATAATGGATAAAAATAAGAAATTAGGTAAATCTAAAATTTTAGCTGAAAATGAAGTGGACCCTAAATCAATAGAGTATGGAACTGGTCCTGGTTATGATGCCAATAGAGTAACTCCTAAAGAGTTTAAGCATATGGCGCCAAATATGTCAGAAGAGGCTAAAGCTGCACATATAGTACGTAGTTATGGTATAATCCCTAATGATACTAATGAGGTATACTTTGGGCCTAATGGCCCTAGTTCTATACTAGATGCTTTCAATAACAATATGGCACTAGATAAAAGTAAGTTTAACATTGGTAGTAAAGCATATCCAAAACTATTAGAGTCATCTAAAGTAAAATTAGCACGTCCTATGTATATTCGTAGAGACGAAGGGTTTTCAAACTTTAATTCTAATGCTAAAAATACTGAACCACCTAATTTTTTAGTATCTGGGTCAGTTATAGACCCAAGAGTAAAAAGTCAATATAATAATAATTATAGTCGTAGTGCAGATACTAATGTACCTAGTTTTATTTATAAACTAGAGCCAGGTAGTGAGGTGTACCACCCTGGTAATCTAGCAGATCCAAATGAAGTTATAGCAACTAGAGAACTATTAAATAAATCTAAGCACATGAGTAGACGAGAGTATTTAAAGCATGTAGCTAAAGGGGCAGCACCATTTGCTATAAGTGGATTGGGTATACAGCAAATGGTAAACCAAAAAGATAAGAAGTAGTTGCTTGATGATTGGGCAGAAGAGAAGTTATCAGGTGATTAGATAAATGGTAGTACAGTGCTATAGCTACATTGAGCCATATTATCATCTATTTTACTTGTGTAGCCATTACTTTTTCCTGCGTGTACTATATTATATATGAAACTAGTAGCAGCAAAATGTTTTATATACACTGCTTCTACTTCAAACATATCATCTATATCACATCTGTCAAGTTCTATTAATTCAAAACTTTCTGGACCATGCAGTGAATAATGTTCTTGCATTAATATTGAATTACAATTATTACTTTTAAGTTGTTTATGAGTGTTCATTCTAGCCTTTAAGTCTATAGTTACACCTATATAACTATGGCCAGTTACAATATTACGTAACTGGTAAACTGTAGCAAATGTTCTTCTATAATTTTTCATATATAATCATTCTCTAATATTCGATTTAATTTTATTAAAATTGATAGATGATGAATGATATCCGGATCTAATTCTATCTATCAAATCTCTCGCTGGTTCAATTATTCTCAGAAATCTTCTCAGATATATCTCTCTGAGAATATCTCTCTCAGAATCGAATATAATCATTCTCTAATATTCGATTTAAACTCTAAAATACTTTGCAACTGGATGGAATGGTATACCATCGTTGGTAAGATCAAAGTATTCTACATTAATAAACTTACCGATGTAGTTCATTTTATTAGCTAATATCTCTGTTTTCTCTGGTACAGTACCTGGGGCGGTGACTCTGAACTTCTTACCAGTGAGAACATCCATACATTCTAATATACCCCATCCATCAGCAGACTCATGTACATTTAAAACTATGAATTCTGCATCTTGAAACTTCTTAACCTTTATTAGTGATGGGCTACGTTTACCAGTCTCGTAACCACGATCATTGGTGCGCAGCATAAGACCTTCGTAACCCTCGTCAATAGCCATGTGCAGTCTATTTTCTAAACTACTAACTTGACTGCCGAATATTGTTGGTGCAACTACAATACCTGGTGCTAGTTTATTGGCGCATAGCATATCAATACGTTGCTCATAAGGCTTGTTTATCATAACATCGTAGCATATATACGATAACTTTTCATTACCACTCTGAACCTTACGAATTAGACTACCTGCATCTTGTAACTGCATATTATGTACATATAATTCACCATCAAGTATAGTGCCTGGTGCTAAATCAAGATTTTTAAGTATGTGGTTAATGGTATTAATAGGTTTACCATTACGACTATATGCCATTGGCCCTTCTTCTGTACCAGCAATGATACAACGATGGCCGTTATATTTGTATTGGATAAAACACTTCTTGTAATCTAAGTCTGGTCTGTCTCTATATTTTTGTGCTAACATTGGTTTAGGCATTTTAAATGCATTTAACCCAACACTGTTTCTAGCCTCTTCGATGGTTCTGCAGTACCCCTTATCTAATTGTTTATTTATCCGGGAATCTGCTTGTAACTCAACCTGCTCTGGCAACGATCTACCAGATTGGTTGATCGTAACATCTACATGTTGTTCTTGCATGGCACCATTCTGCTGGCCATATACTATGTAGAGTTTATCTTTTTGTTTCATTACTGACCATTGTTGAATGGCACCAGTTGCTGTTACTTTATATAGTGTCGTCATCTTTTTTCCTTTTCATCATTAAGTCTTGTATTTTATGCTTAGCTACATCTCTTTGTATTCTTGCTGAAAGTATCTTCATGTCAATGTCATAAGTCATTGGATCATAATTTGTTTGGTTAAATCGTGCAATTAGTTGTTTTTGATAATGGTTATTTGTTGTCATTATCTACATTCATTACGTTGATACAAGAACCCACTTATCCATTCATTATGCTCATCGCTATGCGTATCATATGGATTGTCCATTAAACCCTTACCTTCTTTCCACGCATTCATTCCATCTTCAAATGCGACTGTTATCTCTTGACCATCATAAGTTTTCATTTACAATCCCCATAGCTATATCGCCCATTCCTCAAGGCAGGTTGGCAGAATAATATGTGCATTAAAATCCTACCAGAATATACAAATGGTTTTCTTGTATTTTTATTAATGCCCCAAATATCCTCTTTATACTGCTTTTCTTTGTTCATATAATCTCCAAAAATAAGGCGGTCATGACTCCGCCTAATGAGTTGTACCGGCATTTGAGAGACACCTAGCCGGCTTAGGTTGATTATTGAATGTATATTATATCATATATTAACTGAAAAAGATACTATTTATTTAGGTACTTTAAACCATGTGTAACAGTTGGTACAAAATCTTAAATTTAATGTGTCCATTACACCTAAGTAGGTATTGCCACAGACAGAGCAACGTTTGTTATCTTTAGCCCATCGCCTACCGAATATTAAACGTTTTATTTTGGTCCACATATACTTCTACCTGCTCTTGTCCATAATTCACGTACACTGTCAATGTCTGAGTATGGTTGGTCGTATACTATACGCTCACAACTTGTATTAAGCAACATCTTGGTACAATGCATACATGGTGACGTAGTTACATAGCATATCCAAATCTCTTTTGGGTCTCTACACTTTATTAAGGCATTCTGTTCTGCATGAATAGCCTCACATACATGTAACCCTTCACCATGTGGTAGGTACGCACCAGCACACGGTGATTCTATGCAATGTGGTAGACCAGCGGCATTACCATTATAACCTTCACTTATTATATGGTTATGTCTATCTACTAATATACAACCAACTTGGCGCCTCACACATGTAGACTGTTTAGACAATGTCATGGCCATTTGCATAAATGTATCGTCTTTAAGCGGCCTATTAGTATCCATGCTCCTGCCTCTGTATGTTTTTGGTTAGGACTTTAATATACTCCTCATTGATGTTACTTGGTGTTAACCCAACAGCAAGGCATATATTTAAACAGAAGCACAACATATCTATAGCTTCTGATTTAACAGCATCTGTGCTTTTAAATTCTCTGTCTACTATAGCATTATGTCTTGTAGACCATGGTTTTAATATAGCACGATCCTCTCCACCAATAGCTAACATTACTTCGGTTATCTCCTCATTAAGGAAAAATGCCTGGTCTTTTATATACTGTACTATATCACCATTAATCGTGTTTAATACTGATGGATTGTGCATTGCGCCATGGTTTTTAGCTATTTGCCTAAGCAATAACCGTTGGTGATTTAATATTGTGTTCATAAGGCATCAATCTCAGCATATAGCCGGTCACGTAACTCTAAATACTCTCTACCACCCAAGAACTCATCGCGGTGCTTTGGGTGCAAGAACTGTTCTGGTGACCAATCAAACACATCATTCTTCGCATTTGGTGGGAACATAGTGGTTTTACCAACTTTACATTGGTTGATGTAGTAGGTAGATTTCTGTTTAACATCCACCATACCTTTCAAGATTGGTAGCTTCTTACATACTTCCAACCAGAGTTTCAAAGCGAAGATGTTGTCAGACTGTGGTTGTATTTGCTCATCAAGCCGTTGGTTACAAAACAATGCCAGGTCTTTCAAGCAGCACCTCGCCGAGTAGTGGTAACTACGAGACAGTGGCAATACCGTTCTAGCATCTAGTGTACTGATGGTGTCTGAGTCCATCATATCTTTGTACAGTTCATGAGACAAGTAACATATCTCGCGGTACCGCTCATAGAAGTCATCATCCTGCATTATGGCTGGTTTTACCAAGAACGTAGTGTCACGTAAATCCCGGTCACTACATTGAGCAGAGAATGTGAACATACGGTGCCGTAAGAAGTGAGTGGCATCTATTAGGTCAAGGCCTTCGATACAGAATACAATGTTGATTGATTCTAAACCAATTGGTAAGATATGGCCACTAAACAACTCATTCAATATTTTATGCTTTTCAGTTGCCGTAAACCCAGAGAACTTTGGTTTTTCAGCCCAAGAATTACCCATGAAAGCACACAATGTATCCAGCATCTCTTGCTCTGTTGGTGCAGAATATACGGTAACCTTCATGTGCTCTAGTTGGTTAACATATGTTATGCTGCCTTGTTCATCCCATTTGGTTTGGCAGTATAATGGTTCTGATGGTACTATGTTATTATTTTGTGGCATTGTGTTTTCCTATTAAATATTGTTCGTACAGACTAGCATAACCGGCGATGTCATGTACTGTGTCTATGTGAGTTGGTGTTGTGGCTAGTCGTGATAACTTGCTAATGATGTCTAGCAGCATGACTTGGTATACTACTGGCATAGGTAGATCATTATGCTTTTCGTATATCTCCATCATCATTTGTAGTACATCAGCACGGAAATTAGAACCATCACCATAGTCACCATAGATAGTGCCTCTATCTTTAAGTGTGTCGTTTATACTCATTTAATTGTCTCTCTAATTCAAAACAACGGTATGTAGCATCATTAACTACAGATTGCATGTATGTCTTATTGCCCATGTTAACCTCGGCTTGAGCATACTGTATAACCTGTAGTGTATCTGCATACTTTACTATCAACGCCTCTGGTGATGTCATGGCTTTATACTCTTTCCATAATTCTAGCACCATAGGCGAAAATTCTTTCTTTGCTATTCTTTTTTCAGCTTTATCTACAGCTCTACCAATTTCGGGATATGCTCTTTTAGTTAATACAGTAATATCATCTGTATATGACTCACTCCAGTCATGTACAATGGCCAGACTAACAGCATGACCAACATTAAACTTATACTCATCAGCGAGTTTTAATACAATAGAGGCCACGAAGAATGAATGTTCTGCTATCGACTCTTCGTGAATTCTAGGTATTACTGAATACCGTTTTATATGAGCAAGATTGTTCATCTGCATATAAAATTCATTTACAGTTTTCACTACTCTATCTCGCCTTCATAGGGGAAGTAGGTACTTGTCAATGCATCTGGTATATCAGTTATCTTATACACCACCTCACCGGATGCGGCGAGCATCAAATTAAAAGGTTGCCCCGGCTTATGACCTAACCAGACATATATGACTGGTATATTGTGAGCATAAGCATACCCACATTCGAACATAGTACCAACGTCTTTACCATCGGTAACAGCAATAACTGCATCACAATTGATAATTGCATTACAGTTGAGGTCAATGATCTCTTTTGGGTCGTCCCCTTGTTTAAACATTGATTCATCTTTTGGCGAGAAGAACTCAACGTCGTTTTGGTTTAGTACAGTTTTAATGGCTTCTACAACTGCTAGTTGAGACTCATTAAAAAATGGCGCTGCAATATATACTCTCATAACTACCTCTCTTTATTGAATGATTATATCAAAATTTTACTTATAAATAAACTATTTTTTAAAATAATCTAGTAAAAAAGTCTGGAATGTGTCTTTACCTTCCAGTATTTTTAGTACATGCTCATCTACAGTACCTTTGGCTATGGTATGATGTATCGTAACAGATTTTTTAATACCTTGTCTGTAGACTCTATCATTAGTTTGTATGTAGAGTTCCAGATCAAATGTTAAGCTGAACCATACTACATCTTCACAGCCACCATACTGTAGGTTTAACCCATGGCTGGCAGATTTTGGTTGTATAAACATCACTGGTATTTCACCACGGTTCCACCTATCAGACACTTGCTGCAGATTGGTGTTTTTGTCTATCAGTTTTGGTGCTTGTGGGAATGCTAATTGTAGTTGAGCTAGATCATGCAAGAACTCATAGACTACCAATAATGGTCTACCATTGAGGTCCTCAACCAGAGTTTTTATAGCCTCTATCTTTTCTTCATGCAAGTGTAATACAGTTTTAGTTTCTGTACCATCTAAACTATCATAATACACATTACCATTAGCTATTTGTTTTAATTTAGTAGCTTTAGCGGCTGCATTAACAGAGAATATAGGTGATTCCTCATCTAGTTCTGATTCTAAGTCATCTTTTACAGCTTTATATCTAGCTTTAACACCTAATGGTAATTCTACATATATGTTATTATATAGTATTGGTGGTAAGTCCAATTCATCCTTACTTTTATGCATAACAATATCATTAATTGCTGCATATATTTCTGATTCAGCATCAGTAAATAGTTTAAACTCGTATGGATTGTAAGAACTTGGTTGATAAAAATATTTAGTTCTGAAATGTGTAATATACTTTGATAAACGTTTGCCCATATCTAACAAGTAAATCTGCGACCAAAGCTGCAACATGCCATTGGGTGCTGGTGTACCAGTCAGTATTAGCCGACGTTTGAATTTTGGTAGTATTGACTTAATAGCTTTGAATCGTAATGATGTATGGTTCTTAAATAAGGTAGACTCATCAAATACCGTCATTACAGTCTTCTTATCAAAGAAGTGAGGATGTTTGGTGAGCAACCAGTTAAGGCCTTCGGGGTTTATAACGTAAATGTCATGATGCTTTCTGATAGTGATATCTTTGTCTTTGCCATGTAATACACCAATGGTTAGATGTTTGGTATGCTCCCACTTCTTTACCTCATCGGGCCATACTAACGTAGCTACTTGCTTTGGCGCTATGACAAACAAAGTATCTACATCGCTATATTCTTTTAGCGTAACGAATGCAGATAATGTTATAACTGTCTTACCAAGGCCGGGTGGTAAGAATAGGCCGGCATGGTACCGGCCTAATATCCACCTTATACCATCAGTCTGGTAGTTGTGTGGAATGAACTCCATAATCTTCCTCTAGTAATTGTTTGAATATTGCTTCAAGGAATTCTTCTACATATTCCATGCCAACCTCTAGTTCATCAATACCATGCACAAAATTCATATAGGCATGATAGCACATAAAGACTAATAGTGAGTTACGTTCCTCAACACTATCAGTACATTCTAATACTAACATTTTAACATCATCTGGCATCTTATACATTGTCGTTATTTTGTTAGTTATCTCTGTTGAGAATAAAAAGTCTTTTATCTTTTTTGCGTTCATCGGTAGTCACTCATTCTAGTTACGCTAGGCCCATGATTTTCTTCCTTTTCCTCTATTTGTTCTAACTTCTTAATAACTTTACCAACGAAGTCAATGGATAATATTGGTAATATATCACCGCCATGTATCTCTACTTCCAATAAGTCTATGCTATTACCATAGTCATATATTACTGTTATTGGGTAGTTCTCTACGTCTATCAACCTTATTCGTTTCATGTCTTTCACCTTTTATTTAAAAATATATTATATCAAATATTTACCATAATAGATACAATAAATAAGTCAATATTTTCTTTACTAGATATTACCAGGTAGTTAGGTGTGAACCTTTTTATTATTTTACCAACTACTACCTGTTGTATATCACGTTTACCGCCTGGTCGTTTTAGTTCTATAAACCATACTTGCTTATTGATAAAGACAATACGGTCTGGTACACCACGATTACCAGGTGATGACCACTTAAATATCTCACCACCACAGTCATGAACCTGCTTTATTAGGTATTGTTCTATGTCTCTTTCTATCATAATTCGGATTTTTTATCGTTTTTCTATCTTATGAATGATTCAAATATCAAAACGTACCTCCCAAATCTCTCCCTGGTTCAATTTTCTTTTCAATCTGATAGAATCATATAAGATTGAAATTATCTCGTCTTAAATCGAAGATTTGAATAATGTTAAAGTTCTTTACCGATAGGGCATAAGTGTTTTACGTAACAGTATCGGCAGTAGTCATTCTGCCTTGGTTCAAATGTAGTGTCATGCATCAAGGTATCTACACGTTCTTGCCAGTGCTTTTTATCTTCCTCTAATGTACTGTTATCAAACTCGTACGTATATACCTCACCGGATTTTAAATACCAGAACTCGACAGTAACTTCTGTATCATCGGTACGCATCATGTGGGTATTAGCATACAAACGAGCTTGGTGTTTATGCTCATCATAGTGTCTACCAGTCTTGAAGTCTACTATATAGTTATCAATCCTGGCATCTAGCTTCATACGTAGCCATGCTTCAGGGTGGTTCCAACCATCTGGGATAAACTCCCAGTCCTTGTTGAATGTTAATGCTTCTTCTGGTATAGCGCCCAACTTTTTGAGTTTGTTAAACTCGTTGGTGAACTTACTTAATACAGCTGGTAGTTCGGTTATCTTACCTAACAGATAGTTCTCTGCTACACTATGAGCCGCTAATCCCTTGATTAAGGCGTACGACGTTTCTTCTGGTATCTTAGCGATCTTTTGGTACATGTACTTATGAGGGCATTGCTCATAAGAGCTAAGAGTTGAGTTGGACCAAGAACGTTTAATCATTGTAAGGCTCCATATCTGAAAAGTTATAGCCAATAGAGCCATCACTATGTAGTGGTACATCCCAACCCGGAATGCCCTCCATACACTCTTTTAATAGCTTCATTTCTGTCTCTACCTGATTAGGATAGCACTCTATAACCAGCTCGTCATGTACTGTCATGACCAGATCACCCTTACGATCTGGGTGGTACCAATAGCGTACCATGCTTTCTTTGGTCATGTCGGCCGATGAGCCTTGTATCAATACATTACCAAGTTTATAGTAGAATTGCCGACCATTAACACTTGGCTCTACATCGTAGGAACGACCACCCCAGGTTCTGATCTTCTTACCAGATCGTGACAGCTTCTCTATGTCCTTCATTAATTGCTTAAACTCTGGTATGGCCTCGTCGTAGGCTTTAAAGAATGATTGAGCTGTCGATAAAGATATATTGTTGCGATCTGCCAGTTTCTGAGGCCCACCACCATATAGCTTGAGGAAGTTAATTTCTTTGACTGGTGCTCTACCCAATACTAGACCTGTCTTTTGGTAGATGATCTCATTTACGAAGCTGTGAATATCTACCTTAGGATTCTGCTGATATGCCTTGAGTATAGAACCCTCAGCATAATGTGCGGCAACACGGAGTTCTTGACCAGAGTAATCGCGTTTAGCTAAGACT